TGTTGATTAAAATCCGCATTTGCCATTGCATCATCAATCAAACCATCCAATTCATCTTGTTCGTCCTTTTTTCCATTTTTAGCCGACAACGCAGCAGAACGACAACCGCAAGTACAGCCTTCACCGTGATTAAACACGGCAGAAAGCGCGGTAGTTTTCTCGTCCGTTTTCTCGCCTTGTGGTGTGCTTAAAATCAGTTCTCCTTCTTGTGGCTCAGGAATACCTAATTTATCACGCACCCAACTTTCTGAAATTTGAACGCCAATGCCGGTAAGTTTAGGGATTGCATCCGCAAATACGGATAAATCTTCATATTCTTTCGTATCAAACTCAAAATAAGGGACACGATAAGGGGCAATATTCGGATCAATATTAATCTGCAAATACGGCAAAATGATTTGTTGAGTGATAGTTTGTGCAATCTGTTTTGCATCACTAATCATCAAATCACGACGCACTTCATTATGCACATTACCTAACGCATTGGTGGAGCTTTTACCATCAGCCCCAGACGTTAAAGTTTGCCCCAAAATCAAACGCGCAATAGATTTTTCGCACCAATCTACCATCTGTAAGAATGGATTGTTACCTGATGCAGCTCCAGCACTTGCTACATTGTGAAGTTCAATCTGCATGGATTCAGGCATAATGCCTGCGGCATTGTGACCAATATCTGCAAGTGCACGTAACAGTGTGCGCTTTTCACTTGTTGTCGCGCCTGCACCGTATTTACCAATACGAATAGGCATACCATAGAGTTCCAAAAACTCGGCAAAGTCACGCACCGAATAATGCTTATACATATAAAGCCATGCCAATGTGCGGTACAACCCATCTCGTGCAAGTTGTGTAGAACGTGATTTATGGCGATGTACCACCCAGCCGAATGGTCGTAAAGGTTCGCCCATTGGATTAGTTGGTGTACGTAATAACAAATTATCGTGCTTATCTAATTTAAACCAAGACTGAGGGCAAGGTTTAAAGCCTTTTGGTATCCATTTCCCATTCACTTGTGCCCATTGGATTTCGAGCGCAGAAAACCCATGCCCGACCGCATCCATGAGATCCATAAATAAATCTTCAAGGTTAGGATATTGGTAAAATAGCTCGTCAATTTCTGCTTGTAATTTTTCTTCTGCTGGTGTTGCATTACGTGGTTCGACAATACGCCAATCAAGCGTAAGCACTGAACGCTTACGTGTCATTATGTTTGCCGCAATGCTACTGTCTTGCTCTTCAATATCCATAAAAAGCTGATGCTGAGCCTGAATATCACCATTTTCTGCATCATCTAAAATTTGTTTCAATTTTGATGGTGTGATTTTGGCTGAAGGATGATCGTCTAACACTCGTCCTGTAGCGGTAACTTCCGCATCATCAGTTTGCGTAGGCTCTGTCTCATTGCCTTTTAAAAGGTTTTTAAATTTGTCTAACAATCCCATAAATTCACCTTATTGTTTCCACACAGAATAAAGATCCGATTCATCTTCATCCCAATCGCTATCATCTAACTCACTAATACTTATCCATTCAATCGCTGCAGAACTACTTACTGCATTACGCCATAGCATCTCCAGTGCGTCTGGACCATCATCATGGTCAGCTTTTGGGAAATGTCTTAACTGTGATTCAAGGGTGGATTGTGAGCGGTGTAATAAAATTAATCCATTGGCAATATGCGGTTGCAAGCTCTCAATGCGAAGCATTTTGTCACTATTGGGTTTTGTTGCCGTAGCAGGCACAGGTTTCCCGCGCGCAGCTGAACGTTTAACCAACTCGGTTTTTAAAAATTCCTGGAACTGTACTGTCTCTACAAACCAACGATGGCAGTTATACTGTGTATGTAGGCGAATAACGTCCTCAATAATTAAATCGGGTAAACGCTTTTTAATCTGCGCTTCAACTACATACAATTTGCCAGTTTCTCTGTGATAGCCGCCAACCAAAATCGCAGACGGGTCACGGCTTGCACCTGCTTTACCCAGTGATGGGTCAACCGCACCAAAATAAATCAAGTTATTAGGTAACTCTGTCCAATAATGGAGACTATTGGCAAAAATCGCGTCATCGCCACTGACCGGGTCATTTTGATACTCGGAATCAAATGCCGAATGTCCGTCTTTGGCGCGTTCTTTCATTAAATATAAAATTGGGCGGGCAAGCCATGACACAACGGAACCAGCATCCATTTCCGATTTATGCTGTTGATAAAATAAGTCAGATAAGGTGTCGTCGTCGCCTTCTTCAGACAAATAGATGTTTTCCCATTCATCCCATAACGTCATATTGTCCGGCATGCGCAAAATGGCTTTAAATCGGACACTTCTCCAGCCTTTAGTATTTAAAATTCGGTTCAATACGCTGTCATAGTGCAAAATAGTGCCGACGTAAATTACGTCAAATTTCTCACCGGCGGCACCAAGTTTTAGAACGGCTTTTAAAATCCAGTTGTGTAATTTATTGCGCTGTTCAGGTGTTTGAACAGTTTCATCGTTCTCTATATCATCTAATACAACTAAATCAGGACGAAAAGCTCCATGGCGACGTCCACGTAGCTTTTGCCCAGCACCGACCGCTTCCACTTTTTGCCCTTTAGACGTAAGAATTGCACCGGCACGCCAAACTTTGCCCGGCGTAAGTTCGGGGAAATCAATAGCAAGTCTTGGGTTTGACTCAACCTCAACTTTAATGGCTTCTAACATGCCATAGGCTTGCTCTTTGGTATCCATAGCAATAATAATGTAATTTTTAAGGTTACATACCATGCACCAAAGCGGGAATAATTGCGTACAAATAGTGGATTTCGCCTCACCGCGGGGTGCGGCAATAGCTTGTCGGACGGATTTATCTGTTTCTTCAACCGAAAGCGGAAGATTTTTAAACAGATATTCGTGTAACTGGGATTTATGTGGAGAACGTACATAATGCGGAAAATAGGCTTGAACAAAATATTCAAACCCTTTTTCTTTATCTAAGACTTTCTTACGACGCTCTGCAATCGCATGCGGTTTATCATCCCAACCTTCAAAATTCGCTTCGATATTGCGCTGTAATTCAGCACGTAGTTGTTCGAGTTGTTTTTCGAAATCTTTGTATTTCATCTATAACACTACCGCAATAAATAAAAGCCAGCCCCAACCTTTGATACCGGCAGCCATTAACTTAAAAGCACATACAATGCAGACAAATTGCACAATCCAGCGAAAATAGTAATGCTTATGCACAATGCTTTGATTTTGCTTTTCCATTATTTAAACTCCTGCTTAACAATGCTTTCTAAGTCATCTAAAACAGACAAAAAGGTAGGCAATAAATCAGAATGTTTAGTTTTGATTAGATTAGTTACCATCTCAATAACTTTCCACGCTGTCGCCAACTCAGACACTTCAGGCAACAACCGCTTACTGCTCGCCACCATTTTCGAGTAACTGTCACCCAAGCCTTGAATCAGTTTTGCTTTCTCACTAACAGGCAAGTCTTCGGTCTTACGCAACTCATCCATGGTACTTTCAAAATAAAGCACAAAGGTAGTGAGCATGCCACGAGCTACATCTTCAACCTTTCCACTTGCCATTGTTGATGCATCACGCACTTTGTCCCAATTATCGCCACGAGCTTCGGCTTCACGTTTCCAGCGTCGTACAGTGTTATAGGACACTTTGGCTTTTTCTGCGGCTAATTCCAGCGTTAAGCAATCAAACACATAATAACGGCGCACATCTGCCTTGGTTTTTTCATCATGTGCCATATTCACTAGCCTCCTAATTTGGCTTTGATTAGCTCAAATCCAACCGATACCAATAAACCGCCCAGACCGCCAACTAAAGCGGATCGCACACCCAATTTAGCCATACTGTTTTCTACCTTAGCTAAACGGACATCAATATCATCCACACGCCCATCTAAACGGTCGATTTTATGATTGACTGCACGGGTCAAATCTAAAATTTCATCTAGTTTTGCATTTGTTTGTGCGCTTTCGGTTAATTGCTCTAAGCGTTTCCGATCTCTTGCTGACATTATTTATCTGCCTTGTTATCTAATTTTTTCGTAATGGACTGCAATTGCTCAGAAATTGCCCCTAATTTATCTAAAATGCTTTGATTGGTGATACTAGCCACTTCTTTTGAGACATAATCGCGCTTGACTTCTTTAACTTCGTCATGCAGGCTTTTAAACTCACTGTCTAATTTCTTAAACCACACACCAATAAAGAACACCGCAACAGATACCAACCCATTAAAAATCATCATCCCATTAATGTGCACTTCCATTTTCACCTCGCTGACAAATGGTTCGATATGTATCGTTATGTACTTTAATTTGACGCAAGGTTTCTGTCGTATCTTGACGGCTTGCGGAGATCAACGAGAAACCGGCACAACTTGCATTAATCACGGAGATCCCCTGACTTGTGCAACCCATCAATAAGAGTGTCACGGTCAGCATTACGACTGTTTTCTTCATGTTGTTTTCTCGTTTCATAATGTTTCACCTGCGTATCGGAGACTGCTTTTTCACGCACCAACTGCTCGTTATCTTTTAATAATCGGTCAATTTCACGCCCTGCACGTTTGAGCTTAAATACCACATAACCACAAATAGCCAGCGCAGTACCTGAGCCGATTAAAATCATCTGTAACGTCATTAAATCCCCCTTGGTCTATCCGTTTGTTCCGGTTCGACATAAACTTCGCCTGTAATCTGTTCTTCTGGCTTGGTTTGTTTGGCTTGATATGCCATTACAGCGCCCTTGGTTGCAGCCGAACCACCGCAAAAACAAGCAAAATAAAAAAACAAGTCAGTGACCGTAGAACGGTCAAGATAAACGGCATAAATCAGCACACCGGCCATGACTAAGAAACCGAAAAACTGAATAAAACCTGTCGTACTCGCACGACCATCATTATTGGTAAATAATTCAAAAAACTTATTCATTGACATAATCTCCACATAATCACTTCAGCTGGAGTAGGTTTCCCACGAAAGGCATAGCTCCATGCGTTTTTACTATAAAAGTGCGGTCGATTTTGCGGGAGTTTTCTGGTTGTCAAAACTCGGTTTTGTAACCAATTAAAAACACGTTTAAACACGCCTAAAAATTTAAACTTCATTGTCAATTGCTCCATATTTAAGATTGCCAGCCACGCGACGAACCCAGCCCTTACCAAATGTCGTAAAAGTGCTAAGTTTGCAATAAAACTCAAGGCGTTCAGCGTTCAAACGCATAATCACATCAGAAATCGCCATTTTTTTAATAGCGGCAATCGTCATATTGCCAATCACACCGTCATCAACAACACCGACTGCACGTTGCAACATACGACTCGCATTACCTAATCCATGATTTACCGCAGCATCAAAAAACTGATAAGCCACCGCTTCTGGCATTTTGTCGCATTGATAACGTAGCCAAAATGCAGAGTAGTAGATTTTATAAGCTTGCTCACGCGTCATTGCTCGCATACTGCCTTGATAACCGTTTGCCTGAGCAGTACGTTTAGTGATCCCCCAATTGGTTTCCCCGCCTGGGTCTCTTGGGTCATTAACGT